CAAATGTAAAAAAGACTGTAGATGGCACACCTCAGCAACTTCAAGAAGTAAGACAAGGTATAATAGATTTATCAACAACAGGAATAGACGGCAGAAACGCCATTCCGCAAACAACAGCACAGTTGACAGAACTTGCGGCCGCTGGCGGTCAGCTTGGTATTAAGACGGAAAATATCGTAGGTTTTACTGAAACTATGGCGCAAATGGGAACTGCGACTAATTTAGCAGGAGAACAAGGTGCAAAAACTCTTGCCCGGTTTATGAACGTGGCTGGTGTTTCGCAAGACCAGGTAGGAAATTTAGGCTCGTCAATAGTTGATTTGGGTAATAATTTCGCTACGACTGAGGCTGAAATAGCTGATATGGCTATGTATATGGGGTCTACAGGGGCGAATGTTGGTATATCAGCTCAGGACGTGCTAGCGTATTCGACAGCATTATCATCTTTAGGAGCAGAAGCCGCGTCGGGCGGTAGCGCAGTGTCCCGAATTTGGATGCAAATGCACCAGTCAGTAGCAGAGGGCGGAGAAGATTTAGAAACCTTTGCCGAGCTAAGCGGAAAGAGTTCAGAAGAATTCAAAGAACAATGGAACACAGACGCAAGCGGAGCGTTCCAGGACTTTTTGAAAGGGTTATCTAAGACAGACGACCAAATATCTACATTAAGCAATTTAGGATTTAACAATATAAGAGACCTTCAGGCGTTGCAGAAACTTGCAGGAAGCTCAGGTATAGATTTGTTGGCTGACGCATTAGAACATTCAAACACTGCATGGGCAGAGGGAACAGCACTGCAAAAAGAATTTAATGCTAAAGCAGAGACAACAGCAAGTCAAGTTCAAATTACTAAAAATAACTTGGTTGAAGCCGCACGGGGTATCGGGGAAACATTTTTGCCAACTATAAAGAATGTATCCGGCGGTATCAAAGATTTTGCTCAGAATATTGCTAATATGAGCGATGACAGTAAGCAAAGACTTATTAATATAGGTACCGGGCTTATTGGTATGGGTGCAGGCGCAAAAGTAATAGCCGGGACAACTAAAGGTATAGGAAATTTTGTTGAATCGTTGGGGAAATTAGGGACAGTAGCTCCTACGGTGGCTAGTGTGGGGCGTATAAGTCTTGCAGCGGCGGCTGGTATTATCGCGGTTACAGGTGCCGTTGCTTTAGGAACTGCCGCATATCACGCGTATCAAAATGCTCAGATAGATGTAGTAAAAGTTACTGGAAAACTAGTTCAAGCTACAAAAGACAGTCTAAAAGAATACAATAAAATTCAAGGATATAAGACACAGGCACAACAGCTTGAAGCCACGATAAAAACCTCGACGGACACAAAAGAGATTGAGAAAGCTCAAAAGAAACTTGATGAATTAAAGGCTCAGGTTGAACAAGAGTATAACGTTGAAATAACTGTAAATGATAATGGCTTTGGCGGTGAATTTGATAAGATAGAGGGGAAAGCTAAAAGCGATTTGCTAAGCAACCGTGCTGACCTTCAAAATCAGTTAAACGATAGTGATTTTAGTAAAGCTATTAAAAATACAGAAGATTTTTCCAGCGGTTTAAAAGAAGCGGAAAACGATGTGCAAAGATATTCAAGCGCGTTAGGAGAATATAAAGACCTCACCAGTAGTTTTGAAAGCGCACAAAAAAACCTTAATGAACAGTTTCAAAGCGGTTCTATAGATGCAGAACAATATAATAACAAAATGTCTGAACTGCAAAAGAATTATTCCAGTGCGCAGGAAAAAGTGCGTAATGCTTATGGTGTATCGGCAAATGACCCGGTGGCAGGCTGGCTGTTGGACGCAGAAAGAAGAGTTAGCGAGTTTTCATCTAAGCTGGATAAATCAGAAGCAGAGGTGCAGCAGTATAAAGAAGGTATACAAGGCGTTGCAGATGTAACAAGTGCCTTAGTGCCCAAGCAGCTTGCAGACGGTGAGTTTGAGCGCGCTTTAAGCGGAATAAATACGACTTTGGGCGATGTTAAAAATTATACCAAAGAAATGGGATATGACGACTTTGCAAGAGGTATAACAGAGCAATTGACTGTTGCACAGCAAGGTCTTGACAATATATATCAGGTAGCTCAAGGAAGCACAGAGGGAATAGGTAATTTCTTTTCTGATTTTGTTTCCAATGCTGAACTTGCAGGTGCAAGCTCTGATGATATAGCGAAATCAATGGCGAATATAGGTACATCTCTAATGCAAAATGGTGCGGATGGAAATGTTGTCGCTGATATAATAAACAGTCTTAACGAATTGCCCGAAGATAAAACAGTTGCCATAAATGCAGAGGGCAACGGACTGGAAGTTATAGACAAAATAGGCAAGGAACCAGTCACTCAAGAAGTGAATCAAGAAGTTAATGAAGCCGAAACGCCTGAACCCGAGCCTGTTACGCAGGAGGTCGAACAAGAAGTTGAGCCGGCTCCCACAGAAGAACCGGAGCCGGTAACTCAAGAGGTACAGCAAGAAGTTGAGGAAGCTCCAACAGAATCTCCTGAACCTGTTACTCAAGAAGTCAAGCAGGAAGTTGAGGAAGCTCCGAATGCTGACTTTGAGCCAGTTACCCAAACTATTAATTTAGAAGTTGGGGAAGTTCCAACCCCTGATAATTTAGTTGTAAAAGGTAAAGTAGACTATGAATTGGGAACAATGCCGCAAGTCGAACCGCCAACTATTACCGGAACGGCAAATTATAATTTGGGAATAACTCCAACTTCTGTGCCTGAAGTACTCGGAACAGCAAATTATAATTTAGGAACCGCACCAACATCAGCTCCTGATATTTCGGGTGTTGCTAACTATAAAGGTAATTTTCCGTCAAGTGCTCCGACACTTCACGGAACAGTTGTTTATAAGGCTGAAATTCAGGGTGCACCCAAAGCCAAAGGAGATAAAAATTTCCCAGGCGGTATGGCAATGATAAATGATGAAAAGGGAACATCAGACCCTAGGGAGCTTGTTGAATACGGCGGCAGGGGGTATATATTTGAGGGCAGGGACGTTGTACTGCCTTTGCCTGAGCACGCCAAAATTTACACTGCAAAGCAAACAAAACAAATAATGTCAGGCGCAGGAATCCCTCGTTATGCAAGCGGTAAAAATAACGAGGATTGGGAGAACGCTAAGTCTGACAGAGAACATATACGCAAAACCTCATACAACATAATACCGGCCTGGGAAGAGCTTGAATGGCTCGACCAAATGAAACAGAAATTTGCTTCTGATGCGGAAGTTATAAAAGAAATTGAGGAAGAAATAGTCAATTATACAAGAGAGATGTGGAGCCAAAACCTGGAATCAATGGAATTTGCGCTTGATATGGGCTGGACATCTCAGGAAGAATACTATAATAACCTTGCCGTATACCGTGATGAAAATTTCGCGCCCGACACGCAGGAATGGAAAGACGCAACGCTCAAGTTACATAAGTACAGTCAGCAGCTTATTGACGACGCAAATAAAGCTTCTAAGGCATATATTGATTTGCACGCCAGTATAAACGACTGGGGCGAAATGGGCACAAGTATGGGCGCTGTTTGGCAGACGGTTAATCAGCGTAATGTTCAGGCGGCAAAGAACGGATTAATCACCTGGGAAGATTATTTTGATACCAGGCTTGATTACACAGAGCAGTTTCTTGACGGTTATTTGAATTATTCCAACGACTGGATAGAAAACGAGAAAGAATATAACAATATGTCTGCGGCTGACACTATAGCGGCGGTTAATAGACAAAAGAAAGAAGTACAAAAATATTTTGAGGAACTCGGAGAACTAACCAATGAAGAAAAGGTAGCTAAAATTAAAATAGAAGCAGAGCTGGACAGAAAAAGTTATGACGCGGTCAGAGACAAATTGAGCGAATGGGAAGATGACGCAGACTGGACTGAGAAGCAAGCAGGGGTATATGGCTGGGAAGAAATTGGAGAAAATAAGCTTGATTTTTACCAGCGCAAAATAGATAAATATACACAATGGTCGCAAGATGAGAGCCTGGACCCGACTAAACAGCAATATGCTCGCCGTCAAGCTGACGAAATGAAGATGAAGCTGTACGAAGCCACAGAGGATAGATATGACGAAATGCTGGATATGGCTAAGGACCGTATGGACGAGGTCAAGGACTTGCTCGACGACAAGCTGTCAGCTCTGGAAGAATCCTGGGAAGTGGAAGATCGTGCAGAAGATAAGGCCGAAACCCTGTCAGACATTGAGAAATACAAGAATGCTGTAACGATAGAGGGCAAGCAAAAATATCAGGAAGCATTAGACAAACTCAAAGAGATAGAGCGAGACGAACAGCGTTATCAGATAGAGCAGGAAAATAATGCCATAATAAAGCAAATGGAAGCTGAATATAAGGCGCTTGAAGACGAAAAGGCAAATATATTACAGCAGACAAAAGAAGCAAATTTAAAAGTTGCCTCGGTGGTTGAACCGCTGGAACAGAGTATAAATGCTAATATGGATAATATGGCGAGCAGAATAGAAGCTGCCATTAAGGAAATAAAGCCGAGTATTACAGTAACACAGAATATTACCAGTAATATAAATGACGGCACTGACGGGATACTCTATCACAACAAAGTGCTGTCTAAAACGGTAACCGCTGTAGGGGGTCAAAAATGAGACATGGAATAACATTTAGGGGTAAACACAGTAATGATGTTGGCGTAATCGTAAAGACCGTTGGGAGACCGATAATTGCGCCTGTAAGACAGATTGATGAGGAGGTGCCATACAGGGACGGAAATGTTGATTGCTCCGAGACAGGAGGGCGGTTATATTATGATGATAAAGTTTTGGAGCTTGACTTTTATTTAATTTCCCACGATACTGTTGAACTCCAAAAAAACGTAACAAAAGTCGCAAACTGGTTAGCCGGAGGATACGGGATACTTATATTTGACGACATGCTGAGCACAGTATGGATTGCAAAACCTGTTGACTTAGACGACTTAACAATTGAGCTATATAAAAACGGACACACCAAAATACAATTCAGGTGCAGACCGTTTAACGACTGGATACATGACAGTAAAGGAGTGCCGCTGGACAGTAACCATTCATTGGACAGCGATATACCTTTGGGATTGGGAGACGAAAACGAGATAATATACGGCGCAGGAGCAACAGGGCTTGAATTAGATTATTGCGGTTCTGCTCCTGTCAGACCCGTTGTTATTATAACGCCAACAACTGAGACTAACGGATTCAACCTGACGATTAACAACAGCACTATAAGCAGTACAGCAGCTTTTAAAAATCCTGTAACAATAGACTGTGCAAATGCTGTTCTGCCGAGTGGTTTTTCAGGTGATTTTTTTGAGCTGAAACCCGAAATAAATAAAATAAATATTAACTGTCTGAGCGGAAACGGTCAGATTATATTAGAATATGTACCTAAATTATTATATGGAGATGGATTTTAATGAAATTTATTGCAGTGTACGATAAAGACGCAACAGAATATGAATCAGACAGGCTGGGATTTTTAGAAAATGCAAAAGATGTATGTATTGAACAGTCAATTAACGGAGATTATGAATTGACATTTATCCTGCCTAAAGGTGATAAAAAATGGGGATTGATTGACTTTGAGCGCAAGGTCGGGTATGACGGACGTATATTCAGGATTAAAGATATAGACGACTGCACAATATCAGCCTCAACGCTACTGCAGGACGCGTGCAGAACGCATGTGCAATACATAGGAGACATGATAAACACCCCGGCAAATGAGATTATGGAGGGTATTTTTTCAAAAACGCCGTATGTAACAGTTTTGAAAAAAGAAGAGATTGAAGCACTGGGGCTTGAACCTGTCACGGACAAAATAGACTTTTTTGAAATGTCAAAGACTACCCCTATAGCGTGTCTTAACAGGCTTATGGAAACGTTAAAAAAGTATAGAGTACACAGCGAAGTATATATTGATAATGACAAAATTGGCCTTGTAAGACAGCTGGGAACAAAGAAAGATTTTGTTATCGACCCTAGATATAACGGGTGTGAAATAAAGCCTAAAATATCAACTTATACATTAGTAACAAAGCTGTATCCATACGGTAAGGATGATTTACCGCTTGAGGGCGACAAGCAGTATATTTTAAGTCCTAACTATGATACATTGGGAGAATACGAAGGGTTCTGTAATTTTGATGAAGTAACCGACCAGGAAGATTTGTTGCTGGCGGCACAGACACAATTCAGGGCAGACAACCCGGAAAGAATAGACGTGCCTAAATATGCGGTAAATGTAAAAGTATTGGATTTGCCGGGAGAAATAAACCTAGGAGACATAGTGACGGTAAATGATATAAACAACGGAATCAAATCAAATCAAAGAGTTATAACGGTTAAAAAATACCCGTATGAGCCGCACAAAAATTCTATTGTTGTAGGAGTGCCGCCAATAAATATGATAGAAGCATTCAGCGGAATGTTCACAGCTCACCAATATTTAAGACTGGCGCAGAACGAAAGAAATGAATATAAGACAAACACACTTGAATTTATGAAGAAAAATGAAGATGTAACTGTTGAAAATAACGGAGAATATCAAAAAATAGCGCAGTATGAAACGGGAGCAATGTTCGTGTCGGACGACGGTAAATATGCAGTTGCTTTGATTGATGGGAAAATCAAGATTGGAGCAGCTGACAAAAGTCGTGACGACGGCTGGAACTGGATAGGAGTATTTGGACACGGTGACGGAAGCGATTGGGCAACGACATATCTATATACCAACTTAATCACAATAATGTCGCAAAATGGCAAACTTAAAATAGAGGATAATCTAATCACGATGTACGACGGAAATGGAACATTGCGCTATCAATCGGGCTACGACGGTCATAAATATGTATTTGAACTATATAATGAACAAGGAAAACGCACGGCGTATATGGACGACAACGGAAATTTAACAATTTGCGGTGTGTTTATGACGGGTGAAAATGGCGAAGCAAGAACCGTTATAGACGGCAATGGTATACAGAGTTATGATAATAATAATAAACTTCATGGGTTAGTGGTGAGTAAAGGTCTTCCGGATTTATCTTTATATTGCAATGGACAAGAAACTTTTGAAATCAGAAATGAAGGAGCGGGTCTAATAACGATAATGTGTGACGGTTCTGAGATTATGAGTTTAGACAACATTAGGTGTGGCTTAGTCGGTACATGGTATTATAAAGGAGCGGAAATTGTCACGAAAGATGATATAGAAAGATTGCAGTCGCAGATTAATACGCTGAAAGGTATATAATTAATGTGAATTTAGGAAACATGTCATAAAATTCCTTTACAAGTCATGAAAAATATGCTATTATGTAGAAAAATATAAAATAGAGGGGGAAGAAAAATGAAGAAGTTTATTGGAATGACGTTATCAATTTTGCTTTTATTATGTTTGTCAAGTTGTGGAGCGACCTATACAAGTAATGATTTGGCTATTTATAATACAGAAAAAAATAATTATATTAAAATAGGAATGTCAAAAAATGAGCTTGTAGATATACTTGGTACCCCTAAAGTTGAAGATGAATACGATTGTTTTGAGAATATAAAAATAAAATATATAGATGATACAGTTCAATATATACGATTATCAGATGAAGTCAAAGTGTATCTTTTTTTAAATGCATACCAAATAGGAACCTCAATTAATACTATTCAAAAAAAACATAATTTAATACAAGATAAATATGATAAAGAAAAATATCATTTATTTTTAGTGAAAAACAAAGATCGATATATAGATTTTTCTAAAGGTCGCAGTTGCGATGAAATGATGAAAATAATAGATGAATGTTTTGAAGTAGATGGCAATGACGTTTATCATTTATTATTATTTGCGGATTCGAATGACAATATTGTTAGTTCTGTTACAATATCTAAGTTTGGGATTGGCGAAACCGGAAGTGAATGGGGAGCAGATGGATACATAACTAAGTATTCAAGAATTTTAACAGATAATGAAAAAAATTATGTAACAGGATATGAGGAATATAGCGACGCAAATATAAAGAAAAAAGAAAGTGAACTTAAAAATGAACTTGACATCTTATCAGATGCTTTTGATAAAGTAGTTGAAAACGATATGGGTTTAGATTACGCAAGTAAAAACAGTCAATTAAAAGCAATATCAGATTTAAAAGAAAGCAAGTATGATGAACTTTCTAAAGTAAGATTTGAGAGTACACGGAGATATAAAATACTTAATAATTAAAATATTCAAAAAACTTCTTGACAAAAGTATCCACATATGTTAATATATTTGTGGATACAGAAAAGAGGTGATTTATTTGTCTAAAAAAGGTAGACCGACGGATGACCCAAAAACTCTTAACACTAGGGTTCGATTTTCGGAGGAAGATATAAGACGTCTGGAATTCTGTTGTGAGAAAACAGGAATGAAAAAGTCCGAAATTATACGTTTGGGTATTAAAGAGGTTTACAATAAATTAAAAAAATAGAGTAGCCGTCCTCTGGAAAAGGTTAAACGACTACTCGGTCGACAGATAAATCTATCAAATATATTGTATCATAGATAGAAACTTCTGTCAAACAAATTCAATAATTTTGAGAGGAGCTTTTATTTATGCAAGAATTACAAGAAAAAGTACAAACTTTAGATAGTAGAGAAGTTGCAAAGATGGTTGAAAAGCGACATACAGATTTAATTAGGACTATTGAAAACTATCGAAATTACTTAGATGATAGTCAAAACGCAAAATTGCGTTCTGATGATTTTTTCACAGAAAGCAGCTACAGATCAGGCACAGGCAAGAAATATAAATGTTATTTTATAACAAAAAAGGGTTGTGAGCTGATAGCTCATAAAATGACTGGAAAGAAACATATACAATTCACAGCTGCATATATTAATAAATTTCACGAAATGGAAAATAAACTTAATAGTAATAGTAGCTTACCGCAACCTAAGGCAGAAGAAATAACACCCAAATATCACAATGGCGAACCGGTTATAACGATACAGGATATTGTAAAATTATCAGACCTAAACGTAAATACTATACGTTATTATGTTAGACGTCTTGAGCGTAATAAAGATTATTACTTATTAGAGTGGGAAGACTTGGCAAAGTTTAAGCGAAACAACCCTTCCATCGACAAAATGATTTCCAGCTTATGCGTTATCAATAGGCAAGGAGCTGAAAAACTTGCTCAGATGATACAGGGTGTACCTATACAGGATTG